TACAGAATCCTTCTACATTAACCATTCGAATGTTGCCCTTCATGTTATCCATCATAGTACCATACCATCCATTCGCGAGTATAACCCTCATACCCTTCTTAATATCGTTCGTAAACATTTTCTTCTCCGTATTGTTTAATTGATGTATACATTATATCACGACTCAATTAAATGTCAAACACCTAAATGAATCAAATACTTAGCATATTCATATTGAGTTCAAACTCCGAGCCGAATTTACGAGCAACGACTTTTTTCAGACCTTCTACTGTGTTTGAGCGGCAAGCAACGACATTATCTTTATAAAACATATACTTCTGATATTTTTCTGAAAACACAACGATATTGTCTTTTCTCATATCTTTAAAGTCAGCTTTTGCCATCTTTTCGATATGAGTCAACACAGTATCATATTTGGTTTTACACCACGGATATTTTCCCACATGTTCATATACTTTATCTGCTGCCAGAGCAACAATATCATTCGTATCGATAGATTCATCGATGCTCAATTGAAGACAGTACTTATACAAATATTCGAGTTGATATGCAGCCGCAGAAGCGGGCACTTCAACATTAAATTCTTTTTTGAGCAACTCACCATACGGAGTAGCTGGGGTAAATGTATATAACTTGCGAATCAATTCAGATTGTGTCATTGCAATTTTCACCATGTTGTTTAACTGATATATATCATATCACTCATCAATTAAAATGTCAAATACCTAGATAAATCAAATACTTATACTTATTATAGACATTAAAAACCCCACCGAAGTGGGGTTTTACTGTATCATACCTAAAATTTGTTAACCCACCTTAGTATTTTTGAACAACATTGAACAAAGAAATAGGATACCAAGAGCATTCCAAAATCCAATTTCATGTACACCGTCAATCGTACCAACAAATGCCGCATTCCACACCCACATCACAGGCAGAGCAAGAACCACAGAGATAATCGCAACCATTGCAATGATTTTCAAAAGACCTTCGATAATTTTTTTCATTTTATTTCTCCGTGTTATTTAATTGAGGAATACATTATACCACGACTAAATTAAATGTCAAATACCTAGATAAATCAAATACTTATACTTATTATAGACATTAAAAACCCCACCGAAGTGGGGTTTTACTGTATCATACCTAAAAAATGAGGAGCCGCTAAAATTCTTGAATGTTTCGGCAAGAACCCTCGCAGATAATCCATTTGGTCAGCTAATACTCGTCTGTTTTGCATCAACAATCTTTCAGCATGATTTGGTGTGTACGGAATGTAAATCAATTCCATGTCAATCTCGTGTAGTAAATAATCTGCTTTTTCATGATTACATGCTTTACATGCTGAAACTACATTTGTCCACACATTTTTACCTCCCTTTGAGGTCGGATGAATATGGTCGCACGATAATTTGTGTGAAGGATAATGTCTACCACAATATGCACAAATGTTTAAATCTCTGCTGAATAAATTAGTATTAGTAAGAGGTGGAATTCTTGTTTCGTATTTGATGGAATCTTTCAAGAATAATATCGGAGCTATATCCACCGCAGACCGTTCTCCAGTAATACGAGAAATGCCTCCTCTATATCTATTTGAATCCCCAAATTCATAACTCAAGGAGTCTTTAACTTTTAACAGAATAGAAGCTTCCATAGAAGCCCAATATTGTGGTTGACCTCCTTTGTCACAGACCAGATACTGATGTTTCATTTTTTGCTCCTTTAATCATTTCGTAAATTCTTACAGGAATGACAATAGGCAATAAGCAAACTCTGATGAATTGGGCAAATCCCCAATAAAATTTCTGATTTGTCGACATTGTTATTCCTTATTTGTTAGACGTATTATTTTTGAACAACATTGAACAAAGAAATAGGATACCAAGAGCATTCCAAAATCCAATTTCATGTACACCGTCAATCGTACCAACAAATGCCGCATTCCACACCCACATCACAGGCAGAGCAAGAACCACAGAGATAATCGCAACCATTGCAATGCCCCCCAAAAACATCCCGATATTTTTTTGCATTTCATTCCTTTCCTTTAATAATCAATGATGATTGCCATTTTAACAACGGTAGAATAATTGTCAAATTTTTGCTAAAAAGAATAATTAAACTCGAGTATTCCATTTTTCTATGCATTCGTCACGCGAGTCGCCATAAATTTCCGCGCCGCACCCGCCTGCCACTACAGGGCAGTTGTAAGTCCAGCACTTATTATCCTCACTTTTTCTATCCTCAAATGAAATGTAATGTTTAATGCCATCCTCTATCCTCCAATAAAGCCCGTTAGGGTATAATGTTTCATTATCTAAAACATCTGAAGGTCTTCCGCAAAATGGACACGATTTTTGCTTTTTTGTAGACATGAATTCTTCCATTTAATGTAACAATTAAGTGTGCTTTTTCTGTTCCCAAGAAAAGCACCAAACTCGGCACTACACGACAATCAAGCCGCTAGTGCATATAAGCTATCATTAGCTGCGTTTACTTTATTTACGCTATTTTAGTCAGTCGTCTGACTATCCCAAGAAAGTCTATTTCCTCAAAATCGAATCTATATCAGGCCCATTACTAATGATATTAATTTGGTAGTTCAGTTTGATGCACCCATCATATTGGATAGTCCCTTCGTCAAGTTCTATCTATCCGTTTACTGTTTAACACCATTAGTGGTGGACCTGGGGAGGTACTGCCCCTCCCGTCTTCCAAGCCTTTAATACTCTCCTGCTTTACAATCTTTCGATTGTGAATTTTGGAATCCCCAATAGGCATCGAACCTATCCTATTTCTTTAGGAAAGAAATGTCTGTCCATCAGTGAGGATGTCTGATTCTTGATTTAATCAACATTAATTTTTCCATATCAATTTTACTTTTACAAACATCAGATAATTATGCACGTATTGAACTCTATCCCATAACAAGATTCGTTCGAGTCGGACATAGATTTAATTGTGTATTCAAAGTCAGATGTTTCTAGAATTTTGAATCGGGTAGATTATTTAATTGCATCATCAATGTAAAATTCATCAATTCTTCGAATTTTTCTTTTGCTGCTAATGTTGATTCCATCACAAAAAGAACATGCGTTTTCATATGTCTTTCCTTATCATAAGTACTGAATTGGTGCCCGGTGTCAGACTCGAACTGACATGCTGTCACTTGTAGGGAGACCGATTGAACCTTTCATCTACCCGGGCATTATTGGCAACCCTATACGGTAATGCTCCGCATTCGCCGGGTTTGGAGACCGGTACATCACTTTAATGCTTTAGGGTCATAAATCAGATTATCATTTTACGAATCTGTTGGCGGAAGAGGGCGGAGTCGAACCCCCAAGGGTAAGGTCATTACCTCAACTGTTTTCAAGACAGGTACCGTCGCCAGTCGGTTTGCTCTTCCATAGTATTTGCCCACAACTATCATAATTATGCATAACCGTAAACTTCTGTAAAGTTTACTTTTGCTAAACGCTTCATCAAAGATGCCAAATTTTGGTGCAGAACACTATAATCGGGACTAACTGCTTCTCTGCGTTTGTAATCGACTAATTCGGCCGATGTTAAGGAATAAAGGTCACGAAGGCCCTCATCCAGAATGTTGTTTGCTGCATTTACATCTCTATCATGCTCAGCACTACAAGATGGACAAATCCATTCCCTAATGTCGAGCGGCAAAGACTCTACCTTATGACCACAGCAGTTGCAAGTTTTAGAAGATGGGAAAAAAGTATCAATTTTGGTAAATGTTTTACCGTACCAATTGGACTTATACTCAAGCTGACGCACCAATTCCGACCATGAAGCATCGTGAATTGATTTTGCCAAGTTATGATTTTTAACCATGTTCTTTACTTTTAAAATACTTTAAATGATTTCATTTTACCTCCGTACACATTAGGATTGGAGGCCGAGGGAATCGAACCCTACCAGCACAATCATCGCAAATGATTGCCGTAACCCATTACTGCCCCCATAAACTATATTTAATTGGTTGCGACCGCAGGAATTGCACCTACTCCCATTCGTGGTTATGAGCCAGAAGTCTACTGATAGAAGTCGCAGTTGTTACTATACAAGACGGTATTAGCCACCTATGAATGTGTGGATACGGGACCTTGCAAATTCTTTTTTAATGTTCGTGTTTTATTTACGTGTGTTGCTGAACAAACATGACCACAAAATTTGTTATTTCTTTTTGAGTATTCTAACTCTTTACCACAATGTAAACATTTATTTGGATTATTTTTATAATTTTCTTGTTTTATATAATGCCGCATATTTCCTAATATTGAGCAGCCATTTTTATTTGCATTTTCCATTGCTGTCTTGTTCTTTTCTATTCGAAGCTCAACATTCGAATTTATATGGTCCCACCCGCCTAATCCACCAAGTTTCAAATTATAAGTGTTTTCTTCAGATAAGAATTCTTCATTTACTATTTCCTCCTCTTTTGTATACATATCTTCGGATGTATCAAATATATAAAGAATCTCTTTTTCAAAATTCTCCAACCCATATTTTTCAATGGCATATCTAAGATACTTACCAGAACCCATATATGAGTCATTCAAATTTCTGGTCTTATGGCTTCCAATATAGAATTTGCCATCAATTTGATTTGTTATCTTGTAGATTGTATAATATGTTTTCATATTACTATATACAAGTTCGAGTCTTGACTGTGACTCAAGGGAGCGGGAAAGGGGAATCGAACCCCTGTCTTCAGCTTGGAAGGCTGTAATAATGCCATTATACGACTCCCGCATTGTGTAAAGATGACACAAAATCATCTTCACTTGTGTCAGTGTGGTAGGAATCGAACCTACTGCTCCCCAGTTCCAAGCCGGGATGTCTGCCAATGACTTACACACTGTATTTTGGTCTCTCTGGTAGGTATCGCGCCTACTCCTCGTGGTCCCAAACCACGCATGCATCTATTAACACCTCAGAGAGTTATTTTTTGCAAAGCTAAAACTTGTGGGGGAGCAACGAGACTTGCATTCGCAGGACTCCCTGATTCACAGCCAGAGGCTTTACTGATTAAGCTATACTCACCATTATTATTGAATTTGGCAGAAGATGACTAATGCCCAATTGTAATAATCGGTCGTCATGGCTGGTATTGCGCCAGCTTGAAACTGCATTATGAAAGCAGTGCATCACTTTTCTGCCACACGACGATTATTTGGTGCCCCGTAACGGTATCGAACCGCTCTGTTCCAGTTTCGAAGACTAGACACTGTCCATCAGACGAGGCACAGGAAGATACAGGAATCGAACCTGTCGGGCCCTTTCTGGCCGGGAATTTAGCAAACTCCGGTTGCACCTTGCACCACATCTTCCATTGTATGGCGGAGATGAACGGTTACGATCCGTCTTGTCCCGGTAGACAGCCGAGCATAATAGCCAGTATATGACATCTCCAATTATTTTGGTACCCGAGGTCGGATTTGAACCGACACGCCCTTACGGACACTGCGTTCTAAGCACAGCGCGGCTGCCATTACGCCACTCGGGTATTTATCACATGCGTTAAGTTGTTTGGTACTCCCCCACGGTTACGCTCCGTGCCGTTCCAGCCTATCTGACCAGTCTCCAGACTTTATAAAAATCCGCTGCACACTAATGCTGGGGAGCATATTTATTACATTTGTTCTGGTGCCCCCAGAAGGAATCAAACCTCCATGAGTTGATTACAGGTCAACCGTAATATCATTATACGATAAGGGCATTATTTAAAGCTATGTCCTCTTGCAGGACTCTCGTTATCACTAACATCCCAAATTTATGCTCTGACTTAGTGTAGTCATGCATTGCATTGGTAGGAGCAGCGAGGTTCGAACTCGCACCCTGTCGATTAAAAGTCGAATGCTCTTCCAGCTGAGCTATACTCCCAATTCATTATTTGGTTCAGCTCGGGTATATCTTAAAACATATTGCGATTAGACAACTTCTATGGTCTCGGAGACAGGACTCGAACCAGTAGATGTCGGCAAATTTGGTCCGCCAGGAGAGACTCGAACTCCCATTGGTCCAATTACACGGCTACCGCTTAGAAGGCGGTTGTGATACTGGCGGTAAATCATATATAATATTATTTTCCTTAATGTGCAGTTTTTGTAAATTTAGAACCCGTTGTTGTAATTGTTACATTTGTTGTATCGGCGGCATTAGTCCATAGTGACATTTATAATATGTTTCAGCCAAATTGGTGGGCCCGACCAGGGTCAAACTGGTAGTCTCTCGAATTATGAGTTCGGTGTTTTATCATTAAACTACAGGCCCTATATATGCAACTCAAAGTTGGTACCCCGAGTCGGACTCGAACCGACATGCCTAAGCGTCAGGACTTAAATCTGATGCGTCTACCAATTCCGCCATCAGGGCATTATTTAAAGCTATGTCCTTTTGCGAGGACTCTCGTTGTAGTTTGAGATGCATGTTTCCGACGGATACAGAGGCTTCCTACCACAGCATAAAGCGATGCTGTGCATTTTGGTGGACCGTAACGGTCCGTAACGGAATCAAACCGTTCCCTTCGCGTTACAGGAGTATTGTAAAATGTGCTTAATTAAGATTTCTTGACCAATGATGTTTACATCTGCAACCTTTTCATTGAAAATCTTAATAAAGCACACTCAATAAAGTTCAATCAAATAATGTTGGCTTTGCTCACCACGTCGATTACCAACCTTTTAATTCTGGAACACCTGTATATGCCATCTGCGTTAACAGTTTCATAAAGGGAATCGAACCCATATACTTTGTATCAATCTCTCCGTATCCAACAACGGTCTTAACATATTAATATATTAATATGCATAATTTTTTTGATTGAACATCTATTGAATGTCCAATATTCGGATTTTTCAGTTTCCCATTCATCCCCGAATCCGCCCGTAGAGGTTTTTAAACAGGTCCTCGCAGCCACGTTCCATTCCTGTTTGCTAACACGATATTATGTGTCATTGAATTCCACCTAACAATCATATCAAGTTTCGATTTAATTGTCAAATGGTGAAAGATTTACACCTTTCAGTGTTGCCTGTTTCACAACCACCTAACAATCATATCAAGTTTCGATTTAATTGTCAAATTTATTTATCAATCAATGATTTGGCGAAATTTCATCCAATTCATTATGAAACAAATTGATTCACCAAAACATTTAAATCGACATAATCAATTATATAGATTTTTAATTAATTGTCAAATGTCTAATAAAAACAACAATTTACCCCTTTGACAACCTCGCGAGGATGTCAAAGTAAACAATAAAAGTACTCATGCTTACGTTTACCCCAGTATCAAAGTTGTTACAGTTTTGATATATTGATTCGCGATTTCATGCGGAGCATCCACCGCTGTTACAATAGAATGTGCTTTTATTCTGATGTTATTAGCATCAGGTACACTAATGAGATAAGGCACTAATCCAATGTTTTGGCCAGAAACCATTAGTATCCTAGGTCTAGTAACGGTATAATCACCTTCTGATGATATTGATTCGAGTTCTGCCAGAATCTCTTCACCGCCTAATGTCTTAATTACAACAACATTCATACATTACTCCAATTGAGTTCTAAAAATCCATCATAGATTAATTAACGTGGGTTGTCAACTTTTCAACAAATTTGTCGTATCTCGCTCGATGATATTGGTATTTATTGAAATAGATTGCTCCAGATTTTTTTAATTTCCCGTGTTTAAAATTTCGTGGACCGATGTTATAACTTTTTACGGCGCACTCAATGCTACGATTGCAATACTTTACGTAATACTCTCTAAGTAGAGAAGTTCCTTGCTTCATGTTATGCTTCGGATTGAACGTGCCATTCTGCACCTGCATAAGTCCAATAGAGGGGGGTATTTTCCTGTTAGGATTTATCTTGCTCTTCTCTGGATTGAATGCCTTCGGATTGAATGCTGACTCTACTCTGATTATTGCCAAAATATCTGCTTGTTTTGGAAAATCTTTATAAGCCATTTTCGCTGAATATTTTATCACATACTCTGGTGGTATTACGAGCTTATCTGCTAAGGAGGTGTTTGATAATATCAATAAACACATTACGATCTTTAGAGGCCACGTCAGTCTGTGGCCGGTGGTGGCGAGCAGATGGATGAGGCTCACTTGGAAATCTTCTCCATACCGCCCAAGTCCTCGCCGATGCTGACATGGTCCTGCACCTCGAAATCGAATTTCTTCGGCTCGCCGATCTTATACATCTCGACGTTATCTGCTTCCGACTTCCCTTCGGGCACGTTGGGGTGCGGCCGGTTGGGGATATTGGCGAGGAAGGCCTCCATATCTCCCAGCACTTGTGGCAGCCTGGCTTCTAGTTGCTTCAACTCATCATTCACCGCTATCACTTTGGCCTTGATAGCGGTCGTTTCTTCACCATTGGCCTTCGCCTGACCGATTAGCTTGGATGCGACATTGCGCTTGGCTTGCAGTTCCTGCGCGCGCGCCTGGATGCTTTTGCGTTCGGCTTCCAGCTGCTCGAATTTCGCGGTATCCAAAACAAATCCGCGTGTCGCCAAACGTGCGGCCACGCCCTCCAAATCATTTCGTAAAGTTTGTATGTCTAACATCTGCGCTCCATATTTGATTTAACTCAAAAGCCCACATCATCAAGACCATAATCCTCTATAATATTTGCCGAATAAAATGAGGCCGTTTGTTATTCTGTTTTCTACCTTTTCGATACTATCCCAATCATAAACAATTTTAACATTTTTAGAATACAATTTATTTAATACTGATTGATGTTTTGATTCCTCTTCGGTCATTGGATATGATGTTTTATAAGCATCCATCCAATTTCCATCGTTTAAAATCATTTCAAAGGCAAAAATCATTTCATCGAGTACCCAGTCCCATCGTACATGATGGTCGCACTCAATTTTGACACTATCTTCGTCATTGTAAAAGTCAAATGCTCGTTGAGCATTTTCATATTCTGAATCATCACTATATCGATACTGTAGTGGAACATCTTCTAAATCAACTATGACCGAGCCGTGTTTAGTCTCTTTCAGCTTTTTAAGCATAGGTAAAATAATCAATGCCAATGTATAATCCATACTCCAAGTGTCATAATCGTGGATTTTAACTTTGATTTTACGTTTCTGCTTAGTATCAATCCATTCACATAAAGTGTTTATCGGAGTATCTGCTAAAATTTCACCAAATCTATGAACATATTTATCGTATGCTTTTGTATATTCGTGCTTATCATTGTATTTAGGAATCCAAAACATCAGCATTTCAGCTATCTGATAAGGCCCAACATAATACTTGTACTTTCCTATGTCCACTCGCATAATAATCTCCTTTAATCTGGCATTATCAAAAACAACCTAATGCTCTAAATTCATCTGGCGTCATAGGAATAGAATTGTGGGCAAGTGTGATGTGTACTACTTTTTCTCCAATAAATCTTTGATGATAATCCAATTGAGCATCTGTTCTCGTCACAATCTCAACAGCGGCATTTTCATTTGGGGCATCAATTTCGTAAATATGTTCAAATGTCGCATGAGTAGTAATAATAAAATTCATGTCAATCCCTTTATCAAAAGTAATACCTGTTATTTTGTTCTAATTCTAGACTCATTTTTAAGCTTCATCACGAATTTTTAGTGTTACATAATCACTATTTTCAAAATTAGGTTCAACTGTGATATTGACATCAATTATATCGAAGCCTTCCGTTGCTTTATTATCTGACGTTAACACAAGTGTTACCCCGCCGCACGAAGACCAAGAAGACCATACCCCCGCGCTTTTATACTTATGCATAGCACTCTTTACCGTGCTTTTGATAAAATCAATTAACCACAAATCATAATTAGACTCCCCTCTGCGATAGAGATTATTTTCTTTAATGTAGTCTATTGCTTTCATGAAAGACTTTTTTTCATACTCAATATTATAGTTCATTTTATCTCCAAGTTCTATGAGTTTCCGAAACATGTTCTCTACCACCGTCATCCACCGAAATAAACCACGAAATGTCGTCAGGAATTTCTACAATTTTCAATGACGCATATTTCCCGTTCGCTGCTTTGCCAAATATTTTAACTGCTTTAATCAAATCCTTGTTTGTACGAATATCATATCCGGATTTCAGAACATAAATAGAATTCCCTGTCGCCTTTATACAACCATAATCATTGTAATTACTTGTATACTTATTAAAATGATCAGCATCCATCACAGGCATGAGTATAATTGCATCAGATTTATTATCTATCAAATACTGCATTACTTCTGATGAAACCCCAAACCCACCAAAATCTACATTGATTACGACTTCCATTATTTAATCTCCTGTCAAAATCTGATGTTAGGATTGCCAACCTGAAAAACTTTAAGCCCCATTGCTCTCCAGTTATCACACACGCTAGGCCTATCATCGATAACGAATTGACAATTGTAATTCGGAGCAATATCTCTCCAGAAAATTTCCTCTTTCACAACTGTATCTTTTCTCATATCACCTGTTGCTCGCATGAGTAACGTATCAAAAAAAATGTCATTATAATCGAGCCACTTTTCTGTTTCTGGTCTACAGATGCCATCTCTCCCAGAAAGAATTATAACAGTATCTTCCACTGGCATGTTATTTACCAAAAACTTTACTTGTTCATCACAATCATCCAGCCCGACTTTATCCCATTCAAACGCCCCGCGCTTACCATTCATGTGAGCCAATGTTCCATCTACATCAACCAAGATAGCCCTTGGTTTTGTGACGTCTGCAACATACTGCCGAGTACTTGGAAATTCTTTAGTAAATTGTTCATACTGCTTCCAAATAACCTGATGACCGACAGTATCGCGGCGGCGCTCGTCACGCTTAATTGCTTCCATCACATCAATATGGAAGACTTTGAACTCAACAGTATATCCAAGTTCTTCAAGTTTTGTATGCAGCAGTGACCGATATTTAATATTCAAATTCGTATCACCAATAATGATGTTTGCTTTCATCTTTGCGCAGTCATCAATTATTTCATTCACCATTTCAGTGACTTTGTTTTCATTTTCTTTTGTGAATTTCCAGAGGGACCAGAAGTTATCGCTAGAATTATCATCATCAAATCCAAGCAGGCGCTTGCGCATAATATCACGTTCAATTCTAACGAAGTAATCATATTCCCGCTTTGCAATTTCGGTGGTTTTGCCCGACCCCGAAATACCAATTGCAATAATAGCCCTTTTCACGTATTTCTCCTCGTACCACATTTATCGATATAATCATTAAAACACATGCTGATAAAATGTCAAATGTCTATACAAACCAATGACTTATGCTGCATAGGGCTGAAGTTCAAAAATGAATGAACTGTCGGCATCGATCCGAATATTCGTGACTTTACGCCCATTCAACAAAGAACCGACTGAAATGAATGGACCTCCAGATGGGTCCACAAATCCCAAATCATTTGTGTCAATTTCAGCCTGCCCGTCTTTACCACCATATCTCCAGTGTTTCAAGTCACCTACTATTTTAAACTCATCATTGTTAATTTTTTGAAAAGAATACTCAACTCCCTCGCGATTTTTCATTGGTCGACCTCCTTGTGATGACGGCATAGAACAACGGCAAGACTAAGTCAATCTAGTCTTTAGCCATTCTGCTCTTTTGTTAACTGGAAACTTATTGAATTCATGTAACACGTCATTAACATTTGCGCTGCGGGCCTTAAACATTACGCAACTTAAAGGCAAGTCCTTAATCGCAATAGCAAAGTCCTTTTGTGATTCAATGGTCTTGAATTTACAATAATTATCTGTGAGTTCATTTTGTATAACTGCATACATTGATTGTGCTTCATTGAACTTATGTGTATCTTCAGGAAACGTAGCTAAGTATTCATCCACTTCGCGCGTGACGATAAGTTCACATACTGAATTCAAAGTCAAACCATTGCCACGGAGGCGATGGATTGCAAGATATGTAGGCGACTTTATTTTAACACGTGTTTTTGTTTTTGTGTTATATACAACAAACCCTTCCTTGAGTCCAGTCAATTCACCAAGCACTTTGAGACAATCATCTTGAGTATTAAATGAAAACACCTCAACAGGTCGGACATTCCAATTAAGCAAAGCGTTATGTACTTCCTGATTACCAATAAGATATTCATTGCCGGTTGCATTTTCTACACTAGATAGAAATACCAGCATATTTTCTCCATACGGAGTTACTATGCGATTATCTTTCCCGATACACTCGAACAAGTATGTGTATTCCTTGTTCAGCAATTCCGTGCAGTCTTCTTGAAATTCTGCTTCTGTTCGGCCCATAGCTGATAGCATAAAATCTCGGAATGTCCCGAAGAATTCTTTCGGTCCTTCTGCAAAAGCAGTTCCGCGAGTACCGATTTCCCACTTCCCTGTTGGGAGGCAAAAGTACGTAAACATGAGTGAGCCGTCGGCTTTCTCAAATGTGATTGAATTTTGAAAGTCGAATGTGTCGACCCCATTCTCACCCAAATTGTAAAAACGCGGCATGCCATTGCGAATAATAGAACCGTCATATCCAATTAGCAATCCTCGGCAAAGATTTACTATTGGATGATTCTTGATTGCTTCGATTTGATTATAGTTCAAAAGAACCATACCCAAATCTTCATAATGCTTCATGTCAATGCCGAGTTCAGTGAACTCTGCCCATCGTTTATTCAGCACAATATCAGATATTTTTTTCAAATTTGTCATTATTAAAATTCACCAAATTATCTATGATTCTCGTATCTGTTCTCGGATGTTCTTCTTTTGGGCAAGACGTTCAGTTTTCCAAAACACCCGTTTAAAATCTTTTAGGTGTTTCCACCATTGAGGCGATTTTGTAAGGTTACCTTGTTTAACATTAGCCATATTAGTCCTCTACCGAAGTACGAAACGATTCAATCTCAATGTTCGAAGGATATCCTTCAACAAGCAAGGAAGCTCGAGCTTCCTTTACTGTCATACTCTTCGGGAAAAACACTTCGTCAAAATATTGTCCATCAATAAAAATTAAAAAACCATTCATGACTATTCTCCTTTCAAAGCCCTTGTAAACGAAACCATGCTTCAACAAAAAGGGAAAAAATCCCAGTAAAAAACAATGTGCATCCGATAGCATCAATCCAGTTTTTCATCATCTACTCCCTTATTCGATAATGTATTATCAATCATTTGCAATTAAATGTCAAATCTTATTTAAAATGAATGGGTTATGAGGTGTAATAGTCTACATTTTGAGATTATCCTTCATGATAAGATTATATCAATGTTTAAAAACATTGTTTTGTTGACCTTATCACGGAATGACACGCTTCGTGATATGGTTCTCCAGCTATTTGCGGTCGCCATTGCCGGCGGTCATAGAGGAAAACAAAACATCCTCAAGTCTTGTTATTTGCTTGTTTAGGGATTTTATCGTTTTAGTTGCCATTTTCAGCCGCTGTTTCAACTCGATAACTTCTACTTGTATCGCCGCCTGTTCGAAGGCAGATAGTGCTTTATGCTCGCTCATTTCTAATCTCCTTGTCTGCCGCAGCGGGTGCAACATCACGGTTTCGTCAATCATCATTTAGTATCAGGTGCAATGCGCATTTTACCGCCGCGAAAATCATCGAATGATTTCTTATCTGCATCAGAGTATACGTCTGGGCAGATTACGTCGCTTTGCAGTGCCTCAAAGGCTTCATCAGCTGTTGCGAATATGCCGTCGGCGCGCCATGCGAAGTAATACACCCGGCCGAAAACAAAATCATTACCTCCACGGTCAACAAAAAATACACGTTCATCATTGCAGGAATTTAGTTTGCGTTCAATCACAATCCCGATATTCACTGCCGGCTTGAATTTGGTACCATTCAACCCCGATTCTCCCACTGTTGCAAAATTCGAACATGCTTGGAATACAATTTGGCCTTTTTCAAATTCAGTGTTCATTCCATTCTCCTTTGTTCATTAAAATGATGGGATTACAACATTGAACATCTTGCAACCGAAAGATTCTTGCATGATTTTCTTTACTTTATTGTAACTTATATCAGTTGCAACAATTGATTTATTGATGAATCCATTATAGCATTGTGAGTCTTTGTTCCAAAGAACATCATAGATACCGACAAATTCTTTATCTTGCTTAATAATCTTGGTTGGCTCGTTTATTGCACCAACTGTCAATTTCATGTCGTGGTATCTGTTCTGTTCGCATCCAAGTGCTTCCATGAATTTTTTCCACTCTCTACCATGTCCACCTTTACCATTTGCTTGAGGATAGTACTTCGCTGTGTACATGTGTGCAATTTCATGAGGAACAGTACGAGATAAAATGCGGTCGGTATGTTTTTCGAGATAATCTATGCTTATCTCGAATCTATCGTACCCCCACGCCCTGCCAGCAACTCCTTTTGGCAATTTACATATAGAAAATGGAGTATGAATCTTTGCAAAACCAAGAGCTAATAGCTTTTCTTGAATCTCTTCAGTTTTTGTTTGAATTAAGTCTCTATAACTCATGATTTAATTATTTCTCACCATATCAACCATATTACTATGATAATATTGATACATTTAATTGTCAAATGTAATGATAAATCAATCACTTACAACCATCGTTATTTGTTTTTGTAATCTGTCTGGTAGAATCCAGTACCCTTAAAAATGATACCAGAAGTTGATAGTATTCGTTTCAAACCGTCTTTATCGCAATTAGGACATCTGACTGGAATTTCAGACATTTTGTGAAGAACATCTTTTATTTCAAAGCCACACTGTATACAAATGAAGTCGTTAATAGGCATAATTCAACACAATAGAGTTCTTCATTTTACTGATATTCAGCTACAATATCAAAAGGATGTTCATGCTGTAAAGTATAATTACCTTCTGCTGTATACACAAAAATAGTACCGCTCATAAGTTCAGCAACAACAGGAAATGCTTCATTATTTCTATCTACAGCAAGTATTCTTCTTACGATATTGTTATTTCTTGTTTTATAGGATTTATCTAATTCAAGTTTCATTTGGACTCCATTTCAAAGTAATTAATAATTACCTTCTTTAATAGATTAATCTTTACCTTCTTTAATAGATAGGATTAATTAATTCTTTACCTTCTTTAATTGATTAATCTTTACCTTCTTTAATTGATTAATTCTTTACCTTCTTTAATTAATTAATTCTTTACCTTCTTTAATTGATTAATTCTTTACCTTCTTTAATTAATTAATTCTTTACCTTCTTTAATTGATTAATCTTTACCTTCTTTAATTTATTAATTCTTTACCTTCTTTAATTAATTAATTCTTTACCTTCTTTAATTGATTAATTCTTTACCTTCTTTAATTAATTAATTCTTTACCTTCTTTAATTGATTAATTCTTTACCTTCTTTAATTGATTAATCTAATCTAAAGATTAATTAATTGTTTCCAGAGAGTAGAGGACATGGTTAGGCTAGCAGAACCTAACCACATTTTTCCGTCGAATGTCGGAGTGATGGTCTAAAAGATTCAACCATGTGTCAAATGGTAAAGTCTGCGAGTGTGAAGACTTTTTACGATGCTGGCATATCTCGCGCCTACAGCTAATACCACCCTCTTTTAACAAAGTGTCGCTGATTCCCGGTTGCAACCATAGCATTTCCGGAGCTTTTTATTTCACTTTTTGTCTATACCAGTGATGATGTTCTTTAGCAAAAAGCCAGGCATCATTTGGGGCATAATCTGCTTATGCCTGCGGTAGACTGTTCATACTAAGACATTTAGGAGAATTTTACAAATGATAAATAGTATTGTGATGTAGGACAATGGATGCAATATCCACTGGATTTGAATCTCCTAAAGTTCATCAAATCCTAACTACATCACTATTTATCACAATCGCGAGTCTCAATCACATATTTTCTTCAATAGTCAAAGGGCCAACGACTTCAACATGTGTTGATGTCTTGGTTAATTTCTTTTCACTCATGGCTCTTGCAAAGTCTTCGCCATTAAACGTATATTTAGCCCTTTGGTCAAACACACAATCCGGTCGACCAATGTGTTGTATATCGCTGTGATAGCCAGTAGAACTCATAATTTCTTTTTTCATTTTAAATTTCCTTTTTTTGGTTTTTCACCATCTTTGTTATAAAATCGTCTTTGCGCTCTTCTTTTAACTCTTCTCTTTTCACACAAACCATGCCATACTCATTTATCTTATTTGGTATAATAATATCAGGGATACGTTGTAATCTATTTTTCTTAAATACATTATAATCTACATGATGATGAGGCCTATCATATTTCGTGACCAATCTAGTAACATCTGGGTGCATATCAAAAAGCATTTGAGATTTTGGTGTAGTTCCTTCTTTTGCATAAAATTCTGCTGTATTCCCACCTTTCACTGCCTGTGTTACGATTTTGCCCTGTAAGAATGCATTAAATTGTACAGTGCACAAGCCGTCTTTCAGCATCCTAAGTGAAATATCAGTATCTTCGTTATAACGACCTCTCCATCTATAAGGGGTACCGCATTCAATCAGATTACAGGAATAAATGCGAGTATTCATAATAATCGGTGGATTTTTTTTGCCACAAGGAACAGCAAAAGAAAAATAATTAGGCCCACACATAGGCAGATTAGTATATCTATCATTAAAATCTTCCATTGCCCGGAATAATGCTCCACTCAGACACACTATCCTAGAGTTATTATTGAATCGATAAAATCCATTGATGTTATCATCCATGACCCAGTGACGTTTAAATCCATTCGATTTTGCATGTTCCCATACAAAATTTCTAGCAGGACCTGGCCCCTTACTCTTAGTGTATCCTAAATCATCAAATGTGTCATATTCATCTTGAAATTTCTTGTCGAGTTCTAAAACTGTACCATATTTAGGATTTATTGCTGCCTCATATATATCTACTTCTTGTTTTTCTACGACAATATAATATGGCACATGCATTGCTTCTAGCGTTTTGGAAGTAAATCGACTATCAGCTCTTCCTTTTGACACAATGTAGAGTGGGTATTGTGGCATGTGTTCGTCAATCATACATCATCCTCATCTACATAAAATGCCCTACGTTCTGGTAAAACTCCCTGTTTAGGATACCATACCGTTTTTGTTTTATGTGTCAATGGCTGACCAACCAATTCTGATAGTTTTTTTAGATGTTCTTCATCCACTACTCTAAAAACAATAGTAGCAAAAGAATCGATATTATGCTGATTGAATTCTGGCATACCTACCCATTCTGTTTTTACTTGAGCTGCATCTATATTAGACTCAATAAAATCATCTAATGTTGCAGTATCAAATTTTGTATATCTGCCATGAATTTTAGTCATCAATTTTCCTTAAAAACTTTTATAAGTGTTTCAGCCTGCGCAATTGCATCATTTAATGCATTATGATGACCAACCGCTCCCTTTCGTTCCAAGTCATTCCTCACATTCAATAATGTAAATACCGTTCTAGAATCCATTTCTTGAAAATATTTCCAACTTTTGTTTATGCCACACAATGTATAAGCACTTGATAAAATTCCTAGGTCGAACACACTCCCCTGCGCCCATACTAATGTTTTTTTATCTTTACCAATGAATGTATTCAAATAATGCAGAACCTCGCTGATGGGTTTTGCATCATTTAAACATGACTTAAATACTGTCTCATCTTGTGTCATCCACCATTCGTATGTATCTTTTGCAAAATGCATACCAGCATTTAAACAGGATTCTATGTCAACATTGTGAAGGAATGATTCGCCGATACCGTCTTCAAATGTAAAAGAACACGCGCCGATTTGAATTATGATTGCATTTTGGCGAGAACTTAATGTCTCGATGTCAATCATAATATGTTTTCTACCTAAAATGCCAAGTTCCTCACTCATAATTGTCCCATTTCTTGATTTGTTATAACCATAATAAACGAATTTAGTTCTTCTGTCGACTTTTTTGAATTTTCATGAACAATACCATAACCTCCGACTGATTCCCATTGCTGAATATTCAATTCAATATCGTCTATTAGCACATCAAATTTGTGTCGCTTGTGGTATTGTTTGTCTTGGGCGTAAGGACCAAAGTGTACTCTAATGTCAGGACTAATGTGAGTGTGAGCCCATTCTATCTTATCTTTTGCAGCAGATTCCATATTCATTCTTTGTGGCAATGCTGTAAGAATTTGCACTCTGTTTTTGTCGCCGATGATGTCTACACAATTGTTGTATAATTCTAACGCGTCTGCCATTGGTTTTAATTTGGCGAATAGATTCGACGTGTTGCTTATAGCCCCCCAATTCGGCTTTTCAATTTCTGTTTTCCACTCTTCACCGAAATTTTCTATTGCCCATCCTCGAAAATCGGCCAAAACACCATCCATATCTAGATAAATTATGCTTTTCACGGTTCAGTTACCTCACTTTCAATGTTTCGTGTACAACTAATCCTGATTGTTCTAACTTTTCTGATGTATATCCACACGGATTTATAATTATTCTAGTTTTTTCAAAAAATGTATCTGACCCGTAATGTGTATGACCGGCGCACCACATTACAATATGCTCATTGCCAAGGATTAACTCACTCAAATCGCTCATAAAATAATCATTGCCTTGAGTACCTTTAAATTTTGGGTCACTCAAAGTCAACAAAGGGAGGTGATGAGTAATAACAATAATTTTCTTGTCTCGATTTTGTTCAATTACATGTTTGATGTACGCTCGGTGTTTAGAATGTGTTTGTACCCATTTTTCAGATGTAAATCTACTCCCAATATCATATTGAATCTTTCCGTCATATCGCATGAACATAGGCATATTATACATGGATAACTCATTACAATTATTCATATCAGTCCAAAGAGTGCAACCGACAAACAAATACTCACCGTCTTCCCATGTATCGCAGTCCAGTACTTTTACATTGTAACACCCTAAATCCTGCAACATAGCATTGCAGGTATCTCCACCACGCGTGATAGTCAGGGAGTTGTTTCCGGGCCAATAGTCGTGGTTGCCTAATACGATTAAGACGTTCTTGAAACGTGTTGAGACCTCTGTAATCCATGAATACCCCGCGAATTCAATAAATCTTGTGCCAATCCATAAATCCCCAGCAAGAATTAGAATTGTGTCTTTGTCATCAGGAAGCACAGGTGGCTTCCAGCATTTCACTTCACTGTTATTAGCATCAAATTGTATATCATCACTAAAGTACCAGTCCAACTACAAATGAATATCGCTATATACACGAATTTTCATTTTTACACCTCACTTTCTGCTCTATAAGCTATCAAATTTAACATCATGCCCCATCTTATTATCATAACCAACATTATTTTAAATGTCAAACTGTCAAATGAATCAACAACTTAGTCGAAATTTATGCTGGCAAAGTCATGTGTTTTCTTGGATTTGCCGAATAACTCATCATCTGTAATGCCTTGGTCGGAGACTGTTTGTTGTTGGGATTCTTCTACATCAGATAATTTAAATTTCCTTATATCAACACCAATGAGGAATTTGTTATAATAATTTATGTCATTGTATCTACTCTTCAACTGTTTAATCATCAGCTGATTCATTTTGTCCAATTCTTCGGTGCGTATAATACCTATGAAGAAATCTAAAGATGCCGGCAAACCAAACGATTCCGATGTATCTGTCATACTGAAATCCGAATCATTGAATCCTGTTCTGGTAAGTTGAGTGGCCGTCCAGCCAACACAGTTATATTCCACCATCAATCCTCTTAGTTCTTCTGCGATTGCTTTGATAGCAAAATAAGAATTGTAATTGCTGCTCTTATATTTCTGTGATGCACAAATATTGATATAATCAATACAAATAACATCTGGGAGAAAATTCTTTTTGAGTTTCAGTTCTTCCAATAATGCCCTAAAGTGCCCAACATGAGCACCACCAGTAGGGTATTCTTTAATTATTAGTTGTCCACGAGTCTTGGATTTAATGCCAGTAACTCCATCGATAAAATCATCTTTGTTCAATCTACCTAAATTATCAACATCGATGTCAAGTAGATTGCAGTCTATGCGTTCTGCTATCTTTTCTTGCGCCATCTCCAGCGTGACATACAACACATTGAAGCCTTGACTTAATGATGTTGCTGCCATATCACACAGGAAAAGTGATTTACCTACCCCTACCCCTGCTAGAACAGCGTTTAGTGTCTTGCGAGGAATACCATTCTTAGTAACTTTATTAAAATACGACAGTCTGAATGGAATCTTATCTTCTTTTAAATGATAAAAATCAAAACGAGATTCCATATCATCAAAGAAGTCATGCCCTACACTATTATCAAATGATACCGCCAGTGCATCTTGCATCAAGGATGGCATAGCTTCCACTGACAATTTTGAGTCTTTCCCATCCATTGCTTGAATTGTAGTCATGACAGCATTATAGAATGCTTTATCTTTACAAAACTTCTCTGTCCTGCCGATGAGCCAGTCTACATTTTCTTCTTTGCCGTTCAATTCCTTCACAAACAATTCTGCTTGAATATATTCTTCTTGAGTAAAAGAAGAATATTCCTTTGATAATAATCCTAAAATCTTTTGATTAGGTGCTTTATTATGTTTTTCAGCAAATACGGTAATGAATTTGAACAGTGTCTTTTCTATTTTTGTACTAAAATATTCCTCTTTTAAATGAGGAAATACTTTCCTAAAATAATCATCATTATTAATCAAATTTTCCAATACAATATTTTCAATTTTTAATTCCATCAGTACCACCAGTGTAAATTACTTCGTTAGCATTCAATTGTTCAATAAGAATATCTTTTAATATATCTCCTGTCAACTTTTCAAATTCTTCTGTTGAATTTTTATCAATTTCACCTTCGAACACATCATATACAAATGATAATTTGGCGGCATCTTCTATTTCCTCAACTGCTACTCTGCCATAAGCAAACGTAATGCCACTGAATTTACCATCGGTGATTTGAATAGGGCAAACACCAGTAGAGGTCGGTTCGCGCACTTTATATAGTTTTGTCATCTTTCACCTCCGCGTTCATTGGATTAACTGACAATTGAAATTTATTTTTCACGAATTTATAGAAATCTGGATTAGATAAAATCGGCGCCCAAAATGTTTTATTATGAGTATCTGCTTCTCTGACTTTCTTTTCATCCAATATCTCACCAGTATTTTTATCTACTCTTATATACCAACCATTAGAAGGTTTTTGAACAAACCCGCTTTCTAATGCAAGTTCAAGTAAACCAGAATACTTATCAATACCACCATCGAACATAACCTGAAACTGAAGTTTGCTTTTTTCTTTCACGAATCTCGATTTTTCAATGTTGATTGTAAAATTATAACCTACCACCTCTGTTCCCGCCTTTTCTTGAGACCTGCCGATGATGAAAATCTGATTTGAGGAATAGTAGAGGCCCGTATTGTGTGTAACAATACCATTTTCAAGAATATAATGCTCAACATCTTCCACAGATATATCATATACTGGTTTAATCCCAACATTCTCTATCTTTATTAATTTCATTTTCTTTTCTCCATGTCTATTTTGTTATTCTGCCTCGGTAATAGTATTTGCCGCTGCTACACTCCTTGATTATTTTCACCCTATTTTAACTGCCCCTCTGTAGAGGATGTCAATCATCTAACCACAAAAATATGATTTTCTGTGAGATTTTTTGCTTCTACCCACCCCTCCGATGTTAAAAATGGATGATTTTCTGAAACTGTTACTGAATAACCATCATCAAATGTAAATCTAATACATTCTGGGGTTCCGTGTAACAACGTATCTGGATTCCATGTATGTGTTACTTTTTTAGGCCCATTTAATG